TTAACTACACTTAATTTTAATCTTTTTCTTAGTTTGTTTTCCATTTTGTTTTATTTAAAAGTTAATTGTTATTGTTTTAGTATCATAATCCACCTCTACATCTTGAGGGCAAATACTATTGCCAAATTCTAAGTTATCTGTATTAGTAGTAATCTCCCACTCATCACTATTACTTGTGTCAATACTAAACTCTTCTACTTCATCATCACCTTCTTCTTCCCCCCACCAATTCACTTCAAATTCAATATTTACCCAAGTAGCATAAGCACTTACATCTTTAACTCCCCAACTTCTCATTTCAGTATAGAAATCCCAATGAATAACTGCAACTGCTGATACATCATTATTTTCATCTCTACCTTTCCACTTCTCAAATCCATAGACACTTACATCTAAACCATCTAATTTTGTCTGAAATTCATTTTCTCTCATTTTGTTTGTTTTTAGTTATTGTATATTATAATGAAACGAATAATAATCCATACCACCAAATTTTTTAGGCATTTTCTTTGTTATTTATACTCATTCTAAATAACACTTCTTTAATTCTTGCTATACTATTAAGGTATATAATGTAAGATACATTAGAATAATCACTATAAAAATCATCATCTTTATTATATATCTCATCAAAAACCTGAACTTCTTTTTCCATATCCTCTATAACATGCTTTAAAACTTCTTGCTCTTTAGTTAGCTTTAATGGGTACATCTTTAATATATCTTTATGGTTCATATTATTTTTTTTAATTGGTTATGTATTATTGAGTAAATTTCATCATCAGCACTTCTATAAGCATCTCCATTTACCAATTCTCCTGTGGATATATGGTTGGAAAAATAATCTTCTAAATCTATATTGTGTTCGTGCCAAAAATAATCTCTTATTTCTTCCATTATTTCATTTGTAGCATTATCTATATGCTCAATCTTTTGCCCTAGTTTTCCCATTTGTTTTATTTTTAGTTATTAAATTACTGATAAACTTTTGATATGCTCAATAGTTTCTTTTAAATCCTCAACACTATCATCTCTCCTAAAATCTAACTCGCTTTCTATTAGTTCTTCTATCATTTCATCTTTGCTCATTATAGGGGTTTCGTAATCATCAAACCATTCAATATATAATTTTTGCAATTCATCTACATCAAAATAATTATAATAGTTTTCTTGCACTTGTTTCCATTCTTGTAATAAATTTTTCTTTTTCATTTTATTTAGTTTTAGTTATTAGTTTTAGTTTTTGTATCAGGGGGGAAACCACTCCCCCCCTTTACCACCCCTTTCTGAAAAATTAAACGCTTTATGTAGGTCTTACCCTATATTTATTATTATTATTGTCAGGGGTGTCTGACTCTCTATAAGTGTCCACCAATTCCATCTGCCATATACATCCATTCACTCTCCATATCATTATCAGTCCAATCATAAGTGTCCATACCATTACCAAACTCATATTTTGCCTTAGATATTTCATCATCCATAACATCTACCCAATTTTCTTCATTATCCATAAGCCACTCTTGTACATCAACATCTTTTGGCACTTCCACTTCTATCTCAGCATATTTATGATATACACTTCTTTGCATTATTTTTACTTTTATTGTTTTCAGTTCCATTTCTATTGTTTTGTTTTAATTAGTTATATAGTAATGAAACGAATAATAATTAAGACCACCAAACATATTGATAGTTAATTTATTATAAATCAGTAATTTATAATCATTCTAAATAAGGGTAAAAAGGGGGTATATAGGAACGCACACACACACACACATAAAAGGAAAGTTAGCGTACATTTGATGGGATAAACGGAAACGAAAAAAGAGGGCAGAAAGCCCCCTTTATTCTTGAGAAGATATAAAAACATAAACAAAACAAACTACAAACGAGATTGCTTAATGCAATCAAACGCATTTTATCTTATATATCTAGGAAGTTTTGGGAACTTTATACCTATAAAGGTAAAGTTAGCGTACATTTGATGATTAAAACTTATAAAGGTTTCTTCTGCCTAAGTCCATTGGCACAAAAATACCTGTGCGACCTCCATCAATAACCACTCCACACCCTAAAGTGGGCTTCTTAGGGAAGTTCTTTCCATAACTAAAAGCCATGTGGTCAACATCTATTCCACACCCAACATTTAAGCCGAATATAATATCGTTTCGGCTCGCCATATATGAAACCCCTCCAAAAGAATGTGAATGACCTACAACTGTTGATTGTCTATTTGCTTGTGCTCTGTTTCTTGCTCCTGAAATACCACTACTACCAGTTCCATGCTCATAAAGAACTCCATCTATCTCCCAGGCTAAATCCCACTTCCAACCATCTGGTGCGTTCCAAATTTCTTCGTAAGTTTTTAAGAATTTACTAGGTATTCCTGCTGTAGTTGCCTTTCTAAATGGCAAGGCTGAATGATTACCCACACAAACCTTTACATCTGGGAATGTTTCATACCACTTCTCCATAGCTTTCTGGGCCTGTTCAGATTCACTTTCTGCATTTGGCATTTCCACCATTGACTCATGGTAAGACAGGGCTGCGTTATCTACCTCGTCCCCAATATGAACTATCTCTGATACCCCAAAACGAGAAAAAACCTCATAACAGAAGTTTTTATATTCAGGGTGGCAGAAAGGCTCATGAGTGTCTCCTATTATACCTACATTATTTCCATTTCTATGAGACTGAAGCATGTCATTCTCACTTTTAGTTAAGCGTGGTCTGTATTGTTTCATTTTGTTTTTGTTTATGCAAACATACAAAAATAAAACTTAACTACAACTATTTCTTAATTTTTTCGTATGAACGACCACCAAAGTATGCTCCAATACAGGTAATCAGAACCATTTTTAACAGGTCTTTCCAGTCTTCATCAACCACAAATGATATAGTACCTGCATCAACAAACACCATTAAAACAGTTGATACAACTAAAAACATAAGCGTTAGGGGTCTTACATTTTTACTCAACCAAGAGTCTGATTTCATGTCTGACTCCCATCTTGATGTAATTTCTTTTTCTAATTCAACTTCGTAATTAGATAATAATTCTTTAATCTTTTGTTCAGCCTCAAGCTTTTCCTCTCCAGATGTATGTAAATCATCTACGATTTCACCAACACCCTTAACAAGTTCGGTAGCTCCAGCAGAAAATATTTTACTTAGTATATTCATAATTAAAGTGCTTTATTGATTATCTCCTGTACATCTTTTCTTTTTGCTTTTATCTTAAACTTTAAACACCCTTGGAATCTTTTAATTTCTTTTCCGTTATAAACAATTACAGTTGGCATGATTGTTATGTTATATTTCATTTTTACTTCTTCCAACATTTTGGCATCTGTTATCAGGATTCTAGTTACCCCACAATTCACCAACCCATCTAACCAAGGAACACTATTATCTTTATTCCATTCTGCATTAAATTCTACAACACATATTTTTTCTTTACAAAACTTTGCTTGTCCAAAAGCCCCTCCACAACATAACACTAGGAATATGACTAACATATACGATATAAAAATCTTCCAAGTATCGCTGATTTTACTCATAAAGCTTTTGTTTAATCAACTTCATGTTTTCTTTAATCTCCAGAACATCATCCTGCGTATTCATTATAGTTTGGCGAATTAGCTCATCCTTCATGTCAAACTCTATTCTAGTTATATCTGGTTTGGGCAATACTTTTGCCTCAGCAATATCTGCTTTTAATGTAAACCACATGGTAGCTAAAACAACAAGCATACCTCCCATACTTATTATGGTTTCAATAGATAGTTTAATCTTCGTTTCCTTTCCTACTTCAAGTGTCATTATTATTATTATTAAAAGACCTACACAACCTGCTCGTAAGCAGGCTGCATAATCTTATTGTGTATTATTCTTTTTTACAATTATCACCCTTGCAACATCTTGTATCTAAAAGCTGATACAAAACAACAAGTGCTATAATCCCTACAACTCCATTCCCTCCTAGAGTGCTAATTATATCCATTACATTCCCAATTACCGACATACCCATTACTGGGCTTCCAAATAAAATTTCTGCCATAACTCCAAAAGATAGCATTACTAAAAATAAGTTTGTTAATTTAGCTACAAACCCTGTTACCATGTTAAATACTTTTTCCATTTTCATTTTTTTAATTAATAATTAATTTTTCCTTCTGTTTTTCATTAGGTTGCTACATCCTTTTATAGCTGCATCTTTTATGCAGGAATAATCAGAATCTAGGTCTATGTATTCAATAGTAGCTTCGCCACCATTTTCCAAATGTTTTGCTACTCTAGGATATATTCTCTGGTAAGCCTTGCTTGACTTACCGATATATCCGTCTTTAATAATAATATTATTTTCCTGACTATCCCCTAAAAGTAAACATCCAGCACTATGGTCATCAGTATTTCCACAATGTATAAGTATGTATTCAAAATTAGGCACATCTCTCACCCATAACATTCCCTTGTGTATGTCTGGAAATCTTTTCTCATATTTTTTAGTCAATCCTCCCACCGTTCTTAATGTTAAATTAAACTTACCAGCAGGGACTCTAGTTTCTCCTCTCACCTTTAAAGCTCTTTTTTCATCCTCCAATGTATAGCATAGGAATGATAATCCTAAATCAGTTTCCTCCATAAGAATACCTGATGTGGAATCTACCTGACTACTAAATCTTAATACTTTTAATTTCATTTATTTAGTTACTACAAACATTTCTAAATCACAAACTGTAGTATGTGCTATAGCTGAAACACTGAGGTTAGTAGGCATTGTTAAAGCCTCTCTTTTACCTCCTAATTCTAGTATTGCAGTACAGTTTATATCTCCAGTAGTTGCCATGTATTGAGAACTTGGAAGTATAAAAGTTTTTCCAGCTTCTAGCTTAACAGCGTAAGATTGAGTTGCTGCTTTCGCTGTTCCAGTGCTGCATATAACTTCATCATTTATTTTTAGCCAAATAGGATATTCTGAATCAAGATTAGTGAACCTTGCGTATTCAAACTCATCAAATGATACATCACCAGCCGTATCTGGAGCTGGTGTTAATGTTAATACATTTACAAAACACTGACCAGCAAACCCCCCTTCTACTGCTGCTCCTGCTGCTGGAATGTGTAGTATTCTTTCGTATGCTTCGTTGCATGAACTAATCGCTGTAGTATTAGTATTCCCATAATTCTTTCCATTAAGAGAAATACTTTCGCTTACGATTGTTGTGCATGTAGCGTTAGTTATTGTTGTTGCCATTATTATTTATTATTATTATTATTATTATTAAATTACTTGTTAATACATTCTTAGTTTTCCTACCAGCCTACATGTTGATAGGGTTGCTTCCGTCCATCTAAATGAAGGAACTAAAATATCATTCCCACCATAAGTTAAAGCTGTTATGGCTGCCGTCCAACACTGAGTATTATCATTACCACCAGTAGTAACCTTTATAGTCCCTACTAATGTACCTGTAGGATTCTCTGATGGAGCTACCCCACACTCAACAGCAAACCTCCATAAGCTTATGTAAAATTCAGCAGTACCGTTGGCAGAAGCATAACCGTTAAAAGAAACAACCTTTCCTCCTGCGTTTGGTATAGCTATACCTGCCTTTAATATTGTTGATGGAGATAAAGAGTTTCCTGCCCCCATAGGGTTTAAAAATCTATTCGCCCTAGTGTTACTGTTATCAAAAACATACTCTACCCCACCTTCTAAACCAGATGTAGTGTCTCCTCTAAATGTTATATTTTCATAAGCATCTATCTTTGTAGTATTTGTAGCTCCAGTATTAAAAATTTTTATATTTTCTCCTGATTCCATCCTTAAAACATCACAATTTGAAGCATTTATAGTTTGTGATGCTGGTGTTGTTAAGATTTGTGCGAAAGCATTTGAACAACCTTCTCCTCCTCCTGGAGCAGCACCCCATTTTATATTTCCTGATGAGTCGGTTTGTAAAAACTCACTACCAACCTCCGTATCTATGTTTAGTATATCAAAACTTGTACTCCCTCCGTTTGGGTGAGTCACAGAGTTCATACCTGTTACAGTAACTACTCCAGAGGCATTAACTGTTGCAGTGAAATCAATATGAGCATCTAACGCTAGCTTCATGGCAAGTCCAACCTGAGCTGCTGTAGAACCAGCCCCAGAGGCTGTTAGGTTAACTGCTATTACCCCAGTATAACCTGAAGGGGTAGCTAAAATATCTGTAGCAGCAATTTGAAAGTAAACAGCATATTTATTAGCATCATTTGAACTAAAAAAACAAATGTATTGCAAATGTAAACTGCCTGCTAAATCAGCCTGAGAGCTAACTGTTGAGGTTGTTGTGTATGATGCTTTAGACCATTTGACATTATTAGATGCGTCCTTAGTTGATACGCTATTTTTTCTTGCAGTATCAAAATCCTTTGGTTTATGCAACTGGGAATTTGGTAGTTCTGAATGAAAGTTTGTAGCCATAATTTAATATATTATTATACCATGTTTTTTAGAAACACCACCTGCATTTGGATTGCAATAGTCTGGATAGACTTCTTGGTTTTCACAAATGAAATCGTGCATAAATCTTAGGTATGTTTCTGCTTTTTTAAATGTTTCGTTTCTCAAAAAACTGAATTTCTTTTGACTAACAGGGAGGGTGAAATCTGCAACATTTTCCACAACACCTTGAGAGGTGGTGTTATATGTCATATCTGGTAGGACTTCAAATTTAACACAAAATGCTAAATAGTTTTCTATGTAATCCACTTTTAATACACCGTTAGGTCTCCTAAATGTTAAGGAGGCAGTAGCATTGGTTGCTGTAGGTGTTGCAGAAATCGTAAAAGAAGTAACTGCTCCAGGTGTATCTACTGTCTCAACCTTGCATAATCCCTTGCCTTCGGCATCTGCTTGTACTGGTAACTCAAGACCTGTAACAAAATCCCCTACCTTAATAAAGGAGTCTGTTAAACAAGTGATAGTTGTTGTTCCAGATGTGACTGAATAACCTCCCCCTGAAAAAATGAAACCTGTAGCTGTTCCAATAGAAGGGTTAGTCATTCCTGTTATTCCTGTTATAGTTACACTGTCAGTGCTTACTGAAGCTGTGAAATCAACATGTGCATTTAAAGCAACCTGCAAAGCAGTCGCCACCTGTAGTGCTGTTGAATTAAGGCCAGACACAGTTAAATCTACTGCTATAACTCCAGTATATCCTCCTGGTGTTGCCATCACTGCTGCTGTAACATCAAAGTACACAGCAAACCTATCCACATCATTTGATGAATAAACATCTAAATATTGATGATGCAAACTACCTGCCACATCAGCTTGACATTTAACCGTATATCCAAGGTTAATCGTATTCGTCCAAACAGTTGAGGCAGCAACTTCATTTGATATAATCTCATAAAGCTTCTCCCCTATATTTGGCTGTACATGATTTAATTCGCTTATCTGAATAAAAGCTGGTTTTATTAGATAAGTGTCAGTGTTCTTATTAGTGAACGCTGTATTAATTACTTGTGTCGCTGTTATCAGTGCCATCTTTTACTTTATTCTTTTCCTGTAATAATTGCTCCATCTCTTCGTCAGTCAGTTCAGGAAGATGAAATATCTTTCTGCCCTCTTGAAGAGAAATGTATTCAGTTGGGTTAATTGCCCCCAGCATTGTTACTGGTGGTTTATTAATTATATGTAAATCAGATACCTTATAGCCTCCCTCTCGTTTTAATACTTTCTTCAACTCTCTTAATACCATTTGCTGAGGTTCTCTAATAACTGTTGACATAACAATATCATATATTGTTAATATCTGCTGGTTATTACCTAATGAGCCTGCAACTTGGATTCCTGATAAGCCTGGATTCCATCTGTGAGCTGAGATTATATTATCATTCGTTATAGTCTGCAATTCCATGAACGAACCATCACTTGTATCATTGATAATTTGAACATTAGAGGCAGCCTCTTCACCATTCTTCGCTATAAAAAGCATCTTGGAATTGTTATTTTCTCCAGTCAGTTTTTCTCTGGCTTCATCTATGAATTGTTGTGCCTCGTCTTCCGACATGTCTGCTCCCAATTCAATAATTGCAGACGGCATAAACCCATTCTTAAAACGAGTTAAATTATATTTACCTATTTGATTTGCTATCTTAATGTGGTCTAGGGCTGCCACATAATCAGGCAATCCATAAAAGTAGTATGTACTTTCATAATCAGAGAAGTGAATTATAGCTCTCTGTATTTGACCTTCTTTTTGGAAATGAGGGTATGTGTCAATACTTTTAATTTTCTCCTCAGAAGTCCTTACATTAGCCCAATCAGGATGAAAAAGAATTTTCTTTTTATCTTTATGAACTCTTGCTGTAGTTGCATCTTGGTGGTATAAATTAATATATCCTGCCCCAAGAACTATCTCTATATAAGCATTACCATGAGTCCAGTAGTCAGAAACAACCTTTCTCATAACATCATTCATACTCTCCCCATTAGCATTGACATCATCAATGTACTCTGAAAGCTTTTCATCTAAACTGCTAAAACCCTCACCGATAGTGAAGGTAGTTTTAGTATTCAAGATAGCCCTATGAGTAGAGGCACTTCTTGATAACTCAGATAATTGCTGAGGAAACAGATTGTCATCCCCAAAAGGAATCCACGAATTTCTTAACCTATCTAACTTTTTTGTCTCTACAGGAACTTCACTAGATGTGTCTTTAGAGAACCCATAAGCTAGAACTTTATTCGCCTTCTTCGTTGGTTTCTGTTGATACTTTTTCTTGTAGTTCCTCTTTGGCTTTTGTTGGCTCATCTTTTTTTACTTTCTTTGATTTATTGATTGGAGCTGTTTTTTTAACTGGAGCATCATCCGTAAGGTAAACATAAGGCCTCCCCATTGAATGAAGCATGCCTAAAAATTTATCACTCATTCTTAATTCAGCCGTCACTTCAATGAAGGTTTTTTTACCTGCACGATTGATTTCTACAGAGTCCGAACCATTTTCTTTAAACCACTTCTTGTCTATTAAATATTTCATATCTATTATTTTATTCTACAAAGATAATAAAATTAAGGGGAATGTCAAGCACTCCCCTTAAAATTATTAAAAGTCAATCTATGCTATTGTCCAAGCAGCAGTAAATGTACCACCAGCAGTCATTGTTACACCACCAGTAATTACATTTAATTCTCTTGGGTATTCAGCCTGTACTCCAGCTAATTTAATAGCCGTTCCATTAGCATCTTGAAGTCCAACACCTGTTGATTGCTCACCAGAAGAGAACTCTAAGTATGCTTTCTCCTCAAATACTTTGTCAAATCCTAAAACAAAGAAATATGTTTCTGGAGTTGGAGTATCACAGTCATCAGCAAAAGATTCTACTATTGCGAAAACCCCACAAGATTCAGTTAATT